AGAACCCTTATAACCAACTACGTAGTAGTGGGTGTTAGAAACGTTAGCAGAGTAAGGATCAACAAAGACCTTAATGCGTCCGTTCATTGTACCTACAAGTAGGTTACCTGTGTCATCAACTTCACCGATGGAAGGACCACCAGCGCCGCTTAGACCTGAGGAATAGTCGAGTGTGCCAGACATGGCAAGAGCAGAAGCTACATCAGCAGAAGTGATGATGAAGTTGCCCTTTCCTCTACGAGTCTCTTGTGCGATTGCGTTGGCATCGCGCTCAATTTGGAACATAAGTCCCTTGAATTTTTCAACTGACCATCTGCCGTTGGAGTCAACGTCTAGGTCAAAGCGACCAGCATTGGCAGTGTTGTTCTGAGCACCAGGCTTAGCGATGGTGTACACAGTACGAACAACTTCACGGTTGATCTCAGCAAGGATCTCGCTAGACAGAATGTTAGCAAGTTCCTGTTCAGCATCAAGACCGTGGATTGCCTTAAGGTCTTGTGCCAATTCCAAGGTGTATTCTGCTTTGAGAGCTCTGGACTGTGCAGTCACAGAAGTCTTCTCAATGCTGAATGACATCTCGCGGAATAGTTTTCCGCTTTCTCCTAGTGCCTCAGCGTCCTCACGTGCCATGGGCTTAACGCCACGGTCATAAGTACCTGAATCGTTAAGAAGACCGGGGTTGCTTCCTGCAACGGGGTTAGCGGTGTCGTATGCGTTTGCGGTTGCATCAAATCCTGCAGAGAAGTCACTGTCGGGTTCGTTGTACAGTGCTTCAACACCGTCACGACCTTCATACTGACTCTTCATTGCGAAGATTAGTCCAGTAGGACCAGACATGGGTTGAACGCCACAAATGTCATAGGCAATGAGGTTAGGCATTGCACGACGGATGAGGCTGATCATTACAGGATCAAATCCAGCAAGACCACCAGTTTGGGTGCTTAGACCTGAACCTGAAAGGGCGTTGCCACCAATGGCTCCGGCATTATTACCTGCTGATCCACCTGCTTCGTTAAGCATACCGCGCTCTTCGCGCATGAATCTTTCTTGGTTTTCTAACAGAACAGCGGTAACACTTTTTCTATAGTTGTCTGTGATGGCTGAAGAGCCTTCATGACCTAGAACAGGTGCCCACTTTTCTGTCAGAGCTTGTGCATTAAACATTTTTTGCTCCGAATTTAAAAATAGGTTTTATAATAATCACTTCCAGCGATTCAGGGCGGTGAGGTATTGTGCCATTGCTGGTGTTACCTCTTCGCTTAATCCTTCAACTGGAGTTTCATCTGCAACTTCTGCTGCGGGAGTAGAAACTGAATTCTTGAAGTATGACTCTTTGATAGTTTTAACTTTCTTAGAGAAATCTTCTTCAGTTACATACTCTAGACCCTCAGCAAGTGCTGCGAGTTTTTCTTTTTGAGTATCTGCGAGTCCTTCTGACACAGTGGACAGAATATTGAGTTTGGCAGACTCGTTAAGACGATTCTGTAGTTTCACATTTGCCTTGACCTGTTCGTCTAGGCGCTCTTCCATTTCACGAATAGATTCAGCCATACCTTCTACCACGTCAACTTTGTCGTCGGGGATAGCGATATAGTGTTCTTCAAAGAGACCTTTGAGACCTGCGATGAAGTCTTCAGTGATCTCATTTTTGATGCCACGATCAACAGCTACTTGATTTTCTTCTAGCCATTGTGTGACTGCGTAGTTTACAGTTCCGTTAACTTCCTCAGAGAGTTCTGCATTAGCAGATTCTACTTGCTTCTCTAATTCTTTACCGAAATGCTCTACAAGCTTGTCATACTCTTCAGAGATTTTCGCTTTGACAGCAGCTTCAAAAATAGTTTTTGCTTTCTCAGCGAACTCTTCTGAGAGTTCTGTGCCTTCTAAGAGGGCACTAATGTCTGATGACATATCCAGCTCTTCAAATGCTGGTTTGATAGGATAAGATACGTTTGGACCTTTCTTAGTTCCGTAAGCAATTTCTGCGCCAAGTGTATTGGCACCTGCTTCATCACCAGGTTTACCTGATGGTGAAGTAACACTACCGTCTTGTGAGACAGGTGCTGCTGCTTTAGAACCAGGATTATCTTCACCTTCTTCTTTGTTAGAATGAAGTGGTTCAGACTGTGAACCGCCAAGATCAGTCTGTGACTGATTAGGTGCAACTGATGTAGGTACTGTTGGCATTGGATCTTTACCACTGCCGTTTTGTTGAGGATCACCCGAAACTGCCGAGGGATCTGAGCCTGTACCAGGAATTACTGAAGCAGATACACGAGGCATGGGATCCTGTGCTCCCGCTTCCATAACGACTTGCTGACCGCTCAGAAACTCCTCAAACTTTTCGTTTAACATGTCTGACATTTTGAGTCCTTCCGTAAATCTTATGATTATCTATAGTTTATTTATTAAATTATAAACCCGCGAGGAAGTTTTGGAACACTTGAAGCGTTCTCTCCTCTAGGTTTTGGCGAGTAGATTCGCCTATGTGACGTTGATATTTAGCAACTTGGGACTCCTTAAGAATTCCATTATCCCAAACCCACTCTTTGCCTTCCATGATACCATTGACAAAAGCATCTGGTGCAGAGGGATCTGCCACAATGTCTGCAGCCGTAGCAAGCATAAAGTCATCCATAACATATGCGGTACTTTCACGCTTATCAATACTTCCCATTCCGCGTGAAGATACACCAAGTTGTACACCTTCACCTAAGAGAGATTTAGCAATCTTCCCCATAGGAGTATCTAAGATTTGCGCTTTTCCCATGAAGTTATTACCTTCTGCTCTAAGCGAAGTAATTCTGTGGGAAACTCTATCAAGGTTGACAGTTGGACCATCAGGATGACCCAACTCACCAAGAGCACGATTAGTTTTAACATACTCTTCGTTATAACGTCCGACTTCACGTTCTAAAACTTGAAATGGATAAACACGACCGTTCCTATTCTTCAGTTCAGACTGAAGAAAAACACCTTCAATGTATAATTTTTTGTCATCACCAACTCCTTCGGTGATAACACGTACATCTTCAATCTGTTCCGTTATCAGTTTCATTAGTTTCCGTCTCTACTGGTTCGTCAAAGTAAGTCTTGGCAACACTTTGTTTGTATGTTGATAAAGTTTCTGATGCTTTTGCATATAGCAAATCTTGAATAGCATCAATTGCTTTTGACCTTTCATTGTCTGCAATAGCAGTTACAATGTTAACAACTTCCGCTTCCGGATTAACCGGATTGATATTATTTTCCATGACTTATTGTTTATTTAGTATTACTAGAAGGTTTAGGTTGCGCTTTCGCCATTTGTAACTGTTTTTGATGCGCGTCGTCTGCTTTTTCTTGTTCCCTTTCATGAGAATCGTCAGCTTGTTGTGCTGCAATTTCAGGTTGGAATGCTTGATTCTGACGATCCATCATATCAAAAGTATTGATATCTGCTGGATTCATTGCTAAACCAGAATCAATCTCTGATTTCATTTGTCTATCAATTTCTTTGTATTCCTTTTCGTTTTGTTGTAGAACTTGTCTTCTTACGTATTCAAGAGAAAAATACTTACCAACAAATGGATCCATCTGAGTTGCAAGAGCAATGCGTTGCGTCATTAGTTCTTGTTCTTTTAACTCATTAAAATGGTTATCAAACAGGAAGTCATATTGAATATGCTCCTTCATTTCATCCCAATCTTCAGGAGAAATTACTCCTTTGAGAATAAGTTGTGTCTTGAGGATATCGTGAAAAAGTTCCCCAAAACGTTTACGTAGACGACCAATAAATTTAGTAAACTTAAGTTCGTCACGAAGTACTTCAGTACTCTTACCAAGATTAAATCCTTTACTCTCATCAGTGAGACGAGAAGGTGGTAGGTTTAGGGAGTTGTATAATTTCTTTTTGAAATACTCAACGTCCTTAAGTTCGCCAAGGTTCTGACCACCCGGCAGAGTTGTGATCTCAGTGCCACGACCACCTTCACGACGGGGCAACCAGAAATCCTCAAGCATACTCATATGCTTTTTGTCGTCACGAATCTCGCCAGTGCTAGCATCGTATACAAGCTTGTTACGATAACGTGCCATGACATCACGTAGGTACTGTTCCGCCTTGACTTTGGGAAGATTACCAACGTCAATATAAAAGATTCTACGTTCTGGTGCGCGTGACAGTCTGTAAATAACCAGAGCATCTTCAATCATTCTTAGTTGATTGAGTGATTTAATTCCCTTGTGTAGGAAACTCAGGTGCATTCTTTTATTTAAATCTTGAACACCGGAAGAACAAAATGCAATAGAATCTGCAGCAATTTTAATTCCTTGGGCGTTTGACATATCACCAATTGGACCAAGAGCGCCGCCCTTTAAATATCCTTTGGGATTGTATAAAAAATAATCAACGTAATGACCCCACTCGTATTCTAGGGCAGTACCTTTTATTGCTCGGTTTAATCTTGGATCCGATGAACCTGAATCTAATTTTTGTCTGACCTTACGCATTTTAAGCGGGTCAATATAACGTAATTCAAGAATTCCTTTTTTTGGATTATCTAAATCAATTACTTTGTGGTAAAATAATTTACCATCAATATACCAACTACGAACTATTTCA